GAGCGTTGCTGCTGCGCCTCAACCTCCGTGGCGGTCTTGACGGCCTTCTCCGCGCCCTTCATCCCGAACGTCTCCGCCGAGTAGCCTGCGGCGGTGACGATTTTCATCGTCAGGTCGTCCGCGGTTTCCTTGTGTTCCTGGACCCGGATGTTGAACTGGACCTGTTCGATCATGTCGCCGAGGCGGGCGTCCTGCCCGCCGAGCATTTCCATGGACGCGTAGGCTTCCTGCTCCGCGTTGAACGCCGAACCCTGACCCGTTCCCACATTGTTCAGTAGGGACTTGGCGACCATGATGCGGGCCTTGCCGAGGCGGACGTCGCGCATCCAGGAGGTCATGGTTTCGTCGAGGGCGTCCATGAGCTGTTCGACCCCGTCAAGGTCCGAACGGCCCAGGTTCCTGCCGAGGGGGTCGGTGCGCCAGCGCCGGTTCGGGGTCTGGTTCGGCACGTAGATCACGCACAGGCCGGGGGTCTCACTGCTGATGATCCCGAACGCGTCGACGGTCTGCGCGAGCGGCGCCGTTGCCGGCTGCTCCGTCAACGGGACCGGGTGGCCTAGCTTGTCCTCTTCGCCTTCGTACAGGCCGTGGAGGATGATGCCCGTGCCCTGCTCGTCCGTTTCGTGACGTTCGAGGTGCCGGTACACGCGCTTGCCGTCACGGGCCACGACCTGCCAGAACGTGACCGCCGTCAGCACGCCCCAGCTAAATTCGGGGATCGCCTGGTCGGCGTCGACGTGGGTGAGGAACGGGGCGTCGGGCCGGGTCTTGGGGTCCCACCCGACACGCAGGTACACGCCACCCAATGCGGCGCACACGTCGGCGGCTGCGGTGAGTTCGGCGTGGAAGTGGTCATCGACCAGCTCGTCCAGCCGGGCCTGCGCGTCCTTGTTGTCCGAGGTGATGGTCACCGTGTCGGAGAACAACAGGTCAGCACTGGCTTGGCAGAGTTCGGCAGCGATGGGGACGTGGAGCTTCACCCGCCGGTCGGGACCCCTAGAGGCTTCGCCCCAGAACCAGCGCGTCAACGCCCGGCCCACTGTCGCACGGAACCCGCCATGATCGGACGCAAAGAACCCCGTAGCACTAGGGTCGGAACCGGTCGCCCCACCATAAACGCTGGAAAGCTGGTCGGTGTCGCCGCTGTACCATGCCGACCAGACGCCCATGTTCGGGAGGATCCGGACGAGCTGCGGCGGGGGCCAAGACTGGCTGGTTGTGGGCAAGCCCATGAAGGCCCCTTTCAACGGCTGAGGTTTTAGGTTAGAATCGGTTTATGAAAAACCCGATTGCGAAAACAGTTGAAGAAGCGCTAGCTGAGAAGCTAAGAACTCTCCGCACCGCCAATGGCTGGACCTACGAAGTGATGGCCCAACGCATGGCTGAGCATGGCGTCACCATCCACCCGAGCGCGGTACAAAAAACGGAGAAATCTGGGCGGGGCGTGACACTCTCAGAGCTATCCGCGTACTCACGCATCTACGGCATCCCCATCGGCAACCTGCTCGATGAGGATTTGACCGTCCTTGATGACCAGCGGAGTCGGGACGCGGACGAGATTCAATCTCTCGCCAAGTTGCTTAGCGAAACACTGAGGAGGCTCTAACATGACGGAGACGAGCAATACGATGAAAGCAAAGTCGCAGCGATGGGAAGCTTTGAACCCGATAGAGAGGTGCATACTGTGCGGTGAGCGCGGCATGTGCCAGGGGCGTCAGCGCAAGGAACATGCCAGGAGCTCCTGGGGGGAGCAAAGCGTGAAGCTTGGCGTCGAACGGTCCATCAAGGCACTAACCGAACTCATGGAGAAACTGTGAAGAAGCCGGGGAAGTGGTCTAGGTACGCGATGCTGAAGCGTTCGTACCGGGGGAGCCGCAAGGGGCGGAAGCCCTTGTACCTGTTCGTGTTCCCGGAGCACAGGGAGCGTGGGTGGCTCTGTGACGGCAACGACCACAAGGGGCGGGCTATGCTCCGGAGGAACGCGGAGCTGGGGCGCCCCTAGCGATCTCGACTAGTACCTCGGGGTGGGCTAGGTCCCACGCTTTGCACCGAGCGATGTTGGCCTCCGCGATGTCGATAGCTTCCTGCTCCGTCAGCAGTCCCCGCCCTAGCAGAATCAGATACTCCCTCGGGTACTCGGACAACCATTCAGGAACGTCAGCCATGCTTGCCTCCTGTTAGTCTGCGAGTTCGCCGCGCCAGAGTGATTCGGTGGTAACAATTCCGTAACGACCGGCGTCCATGCTGTCGTCGCCGCGTTTGATCGGGGCGTCGACGCCGCGTTCGGTCGCTTTCGGGTCCCACACATAGTCGGTGACTTCCTCCACCCAGCCCGTACACCGGTCGGTGACAACCAGTTGGCCTTTTTGGAGGAGGGAGGACACGATGCCGATGCCGTACACAACATCTTTTTTCGCGCCCTGCGTAGCCAAACCGTCGACGTAGAGTTCCTGGCGGAAGTCCGCCGCCGCGGTGTCCACAATCACCCATTCGGGGGCGAGGGCAAGCTGTTCGGGGTGGTGCGGTTGGCGGATCCAGTCCCGGATGGTCTTGGACTGCTGGGACGGTGACTGGCGCAGGGTGGAGGACGTGCCCGCGTCGATCCGCAGTTCGTCCATCATGTACAGCTTCCGGTCGTACCCGATGCCCAGCATGATCGCACTGGTGGCGTGCTGGGTGCCGAAGTCAATCGACACGCACAACACCCGCTTCATGGGCGGCATGTCTTCCCAGCGGATCACGTGCCGGGTCGGGTCCCACATGTCGTACACGGCGCCCTCGGCGTTCGTCCACAACCCTTTGATCATGCGGTCGTAGAACACGCCCGCATAGGAGGCTTGCATCTGTGCGATGTACGCGGGCCCGGGGTTGCCGCCCTCGAAGTATTGGGGGTTGTCGTGCATGGTGAAGTGGAAGACGCGCATGTTCTTCGCCGCGGCCTGGAGGATCCAGTCGAGCCGCAACCAGTGCCGGGTCGATCCCGGGTTCGTGGTGGCAAGCAGCCGTGCGCCGGCGACGCGGAGGCGGGAGACGAGCATTTCCCAGAACCCCAACGGCAACAGGGTCGCCTCATCGACATAAGCCAACTCGACGGTGGAACCGCGGATCTTCTCCTCAGACCGGGTATCATTCGCGCCCACAAGCGCGACCTCTTTGCCGAGGATCATCGCGATCCCGGAACCCTTGGTGTGCACGATGTGGTTGGCGAGTTCCCCGAAGATCCGTTGATCCATGAGGGGCGCGAGGATGTTGCGTTCGATGGTCTGGAGCGTCTTGCCCACAATGATGATCAGGCCCGTGCCCTTGCACAACCTGACGGCGAGGAGGAACGCGAACAGGGACGCGATGGTCTTACCCGCCGAGACGGCGCCGACCCACAAGCTGATCGTCTGGTCTTCGGACTCAACAATGGACGCGATCTGCTTATCCGACAGGGCGGGGTTGCTCACGTCTCATCCCCCACTTTCGCGGGTTTCACCGCCGTGTCGTAGTGCTGCCGGAACCCGGTCAGCAGGGCGTCAACAACGGAGTCGGTCGCGGTGGTGTCCTTGGCGACCTCTTGCGGGGCGTAGTTCTTGATCGCCGTTGACGCCTGACTGGCGGCGGATTGTTCGCGGGCGTAGTCGTTCGGGGGGATGAACGACAGTTCAGCCTCACCCTCAGACGCGCCGGTCCCGCGGAGCACGGTCTTCCAGCGCTTCTGGCCGGTCTGCACGGCGCGGATCTCGGCGACCCGGTGTTCCTGCACTGCGATCAGTTCGAGGCGGAGGGCGGCGACCCGGGCTTTCGCGTCGATGACGTTACGTTCCGTCGCGGCAACCGTCGTGGTCCCGTCGAACTTGAGTCCGTTGCGGGAACAGAACGTCGAAATCGTGCCCGCAGGCCTGCCGGTCTTCTCGGCGATCTGCCGTTGCGTGAGGCCTTGTTTGTGGAGGGCTAGGATCTCGTCCTTGTCAGCCTCGGTCATTTTCGGAAGTCTGGGTGCCACCCTGCACCTCCTGGATGCTACGGGCTTACATGTGGTGGGTTTGGATGTAGTTGAGCCAGTCGCCGGGGCAGACGACGGTGGTGTCGGGTGCGCCTAGCCTGGCTGCGTGCATGATGTTGGACGCGAGCTGGGAACAGGTCGTTTCGCCGCGGTCGTCTAACCAGGTCGCTACCTTGTCGGGGATCTTGCCGCCGGTCAGGAAGTGCCAACCCAGCGCAATGAAGGACAGGTAGTCGTAGCGGACGTGCTGGCTGTACTCGGCGAGCCCGGCGACAAGGTGCGCTTGTTCCTCGGTGTGGTTGTACCGTGACCAGATCACGTGTTCGTAGTCCGTGATGGGGCGAATGCGTGCACCGTGTGGCTCAGCGCTGATGCAGTGCGTGTCACTGATGGCAACGATGGTGTGATGCGCCCTGGACCGCGTGACCCGCTCAATGGCTTTACCCATCCAGCCGCGGCTATCGACAACGCACCCAACCTGACCCGTGAGCGCGGTCATCCCCATGAGGGCATCGACATGACAGTCTTGATGCGGGCTCCGAGTTCAGCCAGCGCCGGGACTGCTTCCGGGTAGCGTTCGGCTAGGTCGCCGGAGACGGTTCCGTCAGCTTCCAGTCGGAGCAGGTCGCTGCCGTCGTCGTTCATCACCACTAGCGAGGCGTACGCGTGGGGCTGGATGCTGAAACTGTTTGCTATCTCCATGCGTGCCTCCTAGCTAGGTAACAGTGATGTAGCCGCAGTTGAGGACGGGGGTTTCGGGGTTGGAGGCGATCTTGGCCCAAACCCGGTAGGCGCCGGGTGTTAGGCCGGTGACGAGGACGCCGATCTTGCCCGCGACGGTGGCGGGTGCGGCGAAGGTGACTGGTCGGACGCCGTCTGGGGCGAGACAGAACGTCACACCTGTTGTTACCGCTGTGCCGTCGACGGTGATGGTCACGGGCTGGAACTCCACGCTCTCGCGTTCGTAACTGTTCACAAGCTGCCTGCCCATCGTTTCGTGTCCAGAGTGGCCGTCTTAGACCGTGCGGGAAGGGTTGTTGCCCAGCGTCG